CCTAGAATATGCGAGATTTAACTGATGTCTCGTTATGCGGTTGGAAAGCATGCGTTGGGGATTTCAGATCGATCTGGGTTTGCCTATTTACTTAGGCGTATGAAAAAAGAGTGGACAGGTGCGCTTGTTGGTTATGACGAATGGGAACAAAAACAACCCCAATTAGATCCAAGGCGCAAGGTGGTAGACCCACAGGCTTTGAAAAACCCTCGTCCAGATCGAATTGAACCGATGGTGGTCTATGTAGATACGATTATTCCTGAGATAACGGATTTTAAGCCAATTATGTCCGTGGGTCAGGTTGGGAACGTTACGGTGACAACCTCATGAGTTTTACTTATTCCAGTTTAAAAACCGCTATAGAGGACTATACGGAAAATACGGAAACCACGTTCGTGACGCACATGGACGATTTTATAAAGCTGTCCGAAGAACGGATTTTAAAAAACGTGCAGTTAGAACTTTTTCGTAAAAATACAACAGGGACGATGACCTCTTCCAATCAATATCTGGCAATGCCTAGTGATTTTTTGGCCCCTTTTTCCTTGTCTATAACCAGCAGCAGTGTAAAAAGTTTTTTGCAATTTAAGGATGTAAATTATGTACAGTCCTTTAATCCAAACAGCTCTACTACAGGCACGCCTCGGTATTACGCCATATTTGACATAACCAATTTTATTATTGGGCCTACCCCGGATAGTGGATACACTTCAGAGTTGCATTATTTTTACCGACCAGCAAGTTTAACCGCAGCCGGAGACAGTGGTACGACATGGCTAAGTGAAAATGCAACCTTGGCTCTTTTATATGGGTGTTTAACCGAAGCCTACACCTATATGAAAGGGGAGCAGGATTTAATGGCGGAATATGAAAAACGTTTTGGCGAAGCAATGGTGGCCTTGAAAATGTTTGGGGAAGCCAAAGAAGTTACGGAAGATTATCGAGCGGGTATGGTTATTAGGCCGAAACAATGATAGACGCATTAAAACTGGATCTTTCCCCTGATTATTCCGTAGAGGTTCATACGACAAATAATCGTGGTTTTACGCCGGAAGAAGTGGCGCACCACTGTGCAAACAAAATTATTTCTATATCCAACAATACTCATCCGGGTATTCAGGCACAGGCTTACGCCTTTAAGGGTCATATAGAAAAAACCATTGCTTTTTACATGCGCGAAGCTATTAAGAGTGATCGAACCACTGTCTATAACGCATTGATGGATGCAGGTCATCCAGAACTTGCTGAATCAATCAGGAGACTTTGATATGGCTTTTACCGGCAATTTTATGTGTACGTCTTTCAAGCAAGAGTTAATGGAAGCCAAACACAACTTTCTAAACAGCGGAGGTAGTACGTTTCAAGCGGCGTTATATACCAACAGCGCTTCTTTTACTGCGGCTACGACAGCTTATACAACCAGTAACGAGGTTACTGGCACGGGCTATACAGCTAAGGGAAACTCCCTGACTCGCGTAGATCCTTCTACCAGTGGTACAACCGCACTTACTGATTTTGCAGATACGACGTGGACTTCTTCCACCATTACGGCCAGAGGCTCGTTGATTTTTAATGACAGTGCCAGTGGGGATCCTTCCGTTATTGTTCTGGATTTTGGTTCAGATAAATCATCCAGTTCAGGAGATTTCAAGATTGTATTTCCTGCTGCGGATGCCAGTAACGCGATTATAAGGATCGCTTAATGGCAGCAATTACCGGTTGGGGCCGCGATACATGGGGCTCCGGCACATGGGGTGAGGCTTTTCCTGTCTCAGTTACCGGTGTTGCAGGCACAGGTGCCGTAGGCTCTGTAACTGTTGAAATTAGTATTGACGTTTCTGTAACAGGTGTTGCAGGAACAGGTGCAGTCGGGTCTGTAACGGTTACCGAAGGAAGCGGTGTAACCGTTTCTGTGACGGGCGTTGCGGGCACGGGTTCCGTAGGTTCGGTAACGGTTGAAGGTGATGCCAGTGTCAGTGTTACGGGTGTTGCGGGCACCGGTTCCGTAGGTTCGGTAACGGTTGAAGGTGATGCCAGTGTCAGTGTGACAGGCGTTGCGGGCACTGGCACAGTAGGCGAGGCTACAGTATCCGCCGGTGTAACTGTTTCTGTTACGGGTGTATCAGGGACAGGAGAAACCGGTGGGGTTCTTGTTTGGAGCGTTATAATTCCAGACCAAGATCCCAGTTACAGTGAAATCAGTCCCAGTCAATCACCGTCTTGGACTGCTGTATCCCCTTCTCAATCACCATCTTTTACACAAATAACGCCGAGTCAATCCCCGTCTTGGTCTTCTGAAACGCCTTCTCAGTCACCAGATTGGCTAAAAATTGCAGCATAGGACATGAATTATGACTAGCACATACACAACTAATCAGGGCCTCGAAAAACCGGCAACGGGTGATCGTTCCGGTACTTGGGGAACCATGACCAATACCAACATGGATATGTTGGACCGTGCTATTTCCGGGGTTGGCGCACTTAGCCTGACAGGCACAACCACTACCTTAACCACGTCTGATGGTTCAGCTTCGGATGGCAATTATAAAGTTTTAGTATTGGGTGGAAGCCCAAGTGGCACCAACACCATTACGTTAAGCCCTAATGACGGAGATAAACTGTATTTTGTAGTTAATGCCAGCGGCGAAAGCGTAATTTTTTCACAAGGCACTGGTGCAAATGTCACGATTGCCAATGGTGCGGCTGACATCCTTTACGCGGATGGTGCAGGAAGTGGCGCAGCCGTAGCAAGTTTGCTGGCTAATGACCTTGTTTTTAAGACAGGTGATGGCGTAATTCTGAATCTTCAGACTTCTGATACGACCGTTACTGCTTCAAGTGTCTTGGGCCGTTTGAATTTTACCGCTCCCGATGAAGCCTCTGGGACGGACGCCATTCTACTAGCCGCATCCATCGCCGCTATTTCAGAAGGCACCTTCGCGGCAGACAATAACGCCACGAAGCTGTCGTTCCAGACTGGAGCGTCGGCAGCGGCTAGTGAAAAAATGTCCATTTCATCGGTTGGCAACGTGACGATGAAAGAAACCGAAACCGGCGATGACACGCCGATGACCCTCTCACTCACCACGGGTGAGGTGGATATAGCCGCGTCAGATGTGCTCGGGAAGATAGAGTGGTCTGCCCCTGATGAAGGTGCTGGCACCGATGCCCTTCTCGTTGCCGGGGCCATAGATTGCGTGAGCGAAGGCGATTTCAGCAGTTCGTCGAATGCCTCAAAGTTAAGTTTCAGAACGGGTGCATCTGAGACAGCTACTGAGAAGATGTCTTTGTCTTCTGCCGGAAAGCTCACCGTTACAGGTGGTAGCGCACTTGGAGATGCGGCGGCAGACGCTCACACGTTAACTGGCACCTACGCAGTTAATTCAAGTAACGTAGCGGTCGGCAACCGAATGATTTTCACAAGCAGCGGAACCTTCACGAAGGCAGACGATGTTCCGGCCCATGTGCTCAATGTCACAGTGCATTGCATTGGCGGTGGCGGTGGCGGTGGCGGAGGTGATACGGATACAGCGAAGCGTGGCACAGGTGGCGGTGGTGGTGGCTATACGATGGAACGTCTGGCGCTCAGTGCCTTGTCGTCGGACGAAACGGTTACGGTTGGGGCTGCTGGCGCAACGGGAGCAACTCAAAGCTCTCCAACTGCTGGTGGCGCGGGTGGAACATCAAGTTTTGGTAGTCATTGCTCTGCGACGGGTGGCGGTGCTGGTTCAGCGGCTACGGGCGGAGCGATGGGTGGCAGCTCTGGCGGTGCTGGATCTGGCGGTGACTTGAATGCAACTGGCGGTAGTTCGTATGTCCAACATGATGGATCTCACGTCAGTTTTGGCGGAAATGCCGCCGGTCCTTGGGGTGGCGGTGCTGCTGCGAGCAATGTTGCTACGGCTGGAAACGCATACGGCGGTGGCGCTTCAAATCTGAATCATGTCACATCGACCGCCGCTGGAGCGGCAGGTTTAGTGGTAGTGGAGTGGTAAAATGGCATTTGCACTGATGGAAACTCGCACAGACATCGGCCCCAATCTGGAAAGGGTTGCACAGGTCGTCGTAAGCACTTCAGATCGATTTCCGGTTCATTCCGGTTTAACTTGGGTAGAGGTGGCTAATTCAATTACCGATCACCATTTCAGGCAAAACGGTTCAACGTGGGGAACCTTGGATGCTAATGGGGCCTTTGTTGCGGATTGAATGGGCGTTTTTGCTGTTAATCATTCCGTCTCTGGCGTTTGGTCAAAGCACTAATACCATCACCAGCACCGTGACGGGCACGACCACGGTCGATAAAACGCCGCCCACGGCAAGCGCCCCAAATATAGTTCTGAATAATCAGGACGTTTGTAGTTACCCCGCTTCCGCAGCGGTTCAGACACAAATTTTCGGATTTGCCGCTGGGACGACCGTCCGAGATAAGAACTGCGAACGCATAAAACTCGCTCGAAGCCTTTACTTTATGGGAATGAAGGTCGCTGGTGTGTCCCTTCTTTGCCAAGATAAACGGGTGTTTGAAGCTATGGAAATGGCTGGTACGCCTTGTCCTTACGAAGGGAAGATTGGCGAGGAGGCTCTTGCGTTATGGAAAGCAGATACAGAGCGCCGTCCTGATGCGCGAGAATATAAAAAGCGTGCAGGAATCGACAAAAAAGAATGGTCCCGTGACGACCGTGGCAATGTAAAGTTTGAGGATCCTGATGAGGATTAGCATTTTACTTCTGCTAATTAGCTTCATTGCTCAGGCTGAAGAAGTGATTGAAGAAGTCACGACCCAAGTTCTAACGCCGACCATTTCAGACAATTTATTGCCGGGACTTATTGAGTTTGCTACAAGCGGCGATGCGACCTCGGTTGCCGATACGAACTTTTGTGATCCCGGTGAGTTTTGTACCGGAGCCGAAGGGGGGACGTACAGCACGACGATAGACGTGACGGATGAAATGTCGATTTCTGAAATCAATGCGGGTTTCGATTTGGCCTATGGCGTAACGGTTAATTCGCATCCAAGTAATGCTTCTCTTCCGACATGTGATCAGACTAATGGTGATTGTCAGGATAATTTTGCCCTGACGTTGACGCTTACTGAGAACGACGAAGTACGCCAAAAATACGAGCATGAATTTGTGCTGGATTACAGTGGACTGCGTGAGTACGACTTTGGGCAGACTGTCGTGTCTAATTCGTGGGTCGAGCTTTCCATGCTACTGGAGTTGTACGGGCAGGATGCGGGCTATCCCACGGGGTTGTATGGTCCACAATTCACAGATCCGTGGTTGACCACCGGATACAACGCGATTAGCTACATCACCGAACAGATTGTGACCATCGTTCAGGATGACATGGATGATGTCATTGAGGAAATTCTTGAGGAAATTATAGAGGAACCTGAAGAAGAGTTTGTTATGGAGGAGCCTGAAGAAGAGTTTATTTTTGAAGAACCCGAGGAATTTATCGACGCAGAGGATTTATTTTCAAACCCGGCGCTGGCTGAAATCGTGGGTTCTCCCGACACG